GGCTCGAAGAAACAACTTAGGACCATGACTCCGGGGGCTGGAAAGAGTGAACGGGCAGTTCCTATGATTGCGTTCAATGATAGAAATATCAATGAACTAATCCTAGACTGGGGTTCACTCCTCTGGTTTAGGTTCTTCGGAGTCAAGGCCTCGAAAGCTTTCAGTAAGGCTCTAGTTTCACTAGGCTCTACCTTGGCTATCTTGGTTCGCCATCAGGGTCAACTTCAGACGGTTCTTCGGCTCAAAATTACTCTCCACTGTGTCCTTGCCTACGTGGCAGGTGCACCGATGGATTGTACTGAGAGTCTTGGAATTCGAATTAAGTTGATTCATGGCTTACCAGCCTCTCTTCCTGCATCCACACGTCAAGCGATCAGATCTGGGGACATTAAAGTCCTCCGGGTCTGGGTGAGCTTGTTGAATGTTTATCGAGGGCTCGAAGCGGAACATCCTCCTGCCGATATAGGCGCCATAACGGCTCCTCGGTGGGATGAATCCAAATCGGTTCTCTTTGAACAATTCGCAAGCTTCTGTAAGTGGGCACCTTTCCAGGTATTCCCTACTTTACAGAAACTACGTGAGGATCCAAGTAAACTAATCCCGACTGCCCCTTACGCTTCCTCCAAGAAAGGTCCGAACGGCCCTGCATTAAATGCATGCCGAGCAGATCTCTTCTGTTGGTTGCTTAAGGGTAGCTGGAAATTAGGGTACTTCGAGGGTCGCAAGATCACCCTTGATAACAGTTACGAGGAATTCCACCATTGGATGTTTTACCTTCAAGACAGTTTTGATCCTGTCCTCCGAGCTACCGAGCTCGGAGCCTATATGGCTGAAGTGGATGAGAATTTATTCTCGATCGTCCAAAACATGGTGCAATACTTCGAACCTGAGATCGTAGGTCCCCAAATAGTTCACACAGATCTAAAAGGTCTGTTTGAGGCTAAGTGGGATTACTCGGATGGCTTAACTAAACCTAGATGGGCTATCAGGGAAGGTCTCGAGGCTCCGTCCTTGGCAAAATTAGTGGCTCTTTATGAGCCTGCCGGTAAGGTTCGGAACATCGTTACTTTCGACTGGTGGTCCCAACTACTATTTTCGCCTGTTCACAAGCTTCTCATGGACTTACTAAAGTCTCTGTCCAGCGACGCTACTTTCGACCAGGATGGCGCGGTAAGTGCATTCTCCAAAAGAGGATACAAGTACATCGCTTCTCTTGATCTTAAGAGTGCCACTGAATGGATTCCGCAGCAACTCTATGAGTGCCTTATGTCAACGATTATAGGTCCGAATCCTGCTAAACTCTGGTTGGATCTGCTGACTCTTCGGGATATTACTCCCGTCAAGGACTTTTGGGTCGCTTGCAGGGCAGCACCGATTAAGTACACGCGGGGACAACCCATGGGGGCGTTGTCTTCGTGGTC